GTCCTAGACCACGACCTCAAGCCGTTCCTGCGTGCCCAGTTCGAGAAGACGAAGAACGGCCCTGACGGTTGGAAAGCGCGAGGCGATGCTGTCCATAAAGTCTTCGCCAGCCACCTTCGTGGGGAAGGAAGCGTGCATCAGGACAAGTGGTCCCCGTGGATCGACACGCTGTTGGCTGAGCCGCTCTTGCAGGACATCACGCCGCTTGCTGTAGAGCAGCCGCTGCTCAACACAATCAAACGGGTAGGGGGCACGCCTGATGCGATCTTCGTGAAGGGCGACGACATATACATCGCTGACCTCAAAACCGTCAGCAAGAAAGAAGGTGTATCTAGTCGCAAAGAGGCACTGCCGCAGTTGGGTGCGTATCTTGAATTTGCTTCAAGCTGCTACCCAGGCGTGTACGTCACCAAGTTGGTGACGATCATCGCTGGCCCAGGCAAATGCAAGATCCGGTTCTCGGAGCTTGAACAAGCCACGGACGCATGGCAAGACGCTTGGGGCCGTTTCTCTGTTCTACAGCCTGATTTTTGATGAAGTGCCCTGAGTGCGGATGCTCTTGGATCAGCGTCCTTGAATCTCGTCACACCAGCGAGAAGGCAATCAGCAGACGACGCCAGTGCAAGGCATGCGACCACATTTGGGCCACTGCTGAGGTGCCTGTTCCAGACGGAGAGTGGGGCTACAAGCCTGTTGAGCGTTTTAACGGCAGGTCAAAGCCTGAGTTCGGTGTGCATCGCGGGATGCTTGAGCGCTTGGCATCTGCGTGAACTGGTCTGAGATCCTGCGCAAGGGGGGCGTTCCTGAGCCCCCCGGCTACTTGGAGACTGTGCAGCGAGTGCAACAGAAGCCAAAGAAAAAGAAGAAAGGCAAGGGCAAGCGTTGACATGGCATACCAGTGACGGCATGATGCTGCGCATGAGCCCCTTCTCTCGTTCGCTCATGAAACACATCAACGATCGCAGTCCTGGTTTCTATGACCCGGAACACCGCAGCCCCAAGACCAACGGCATCATTGTTGCCATTTTTTGCGTCTTGCTTGGCGGTGCTTTTTGGATCAGTCTCACTGACACTCTCGATAAGCAGCAGCGCCAACACTGTGAGCAGGGCTGGCAAGCCGCCTGCGAAAAACTGAAGTAGATGGGCCGTGGGATTTACTGGAACACCCGGCCTGAGGACACCGTTAAGGCTGCCAAGGCCAGGGCCAAGGCAGCACTCAACGAACAAAACCCAAAGCTCACAAAATTAGAGCTTGCTTTTTACCTTGCCCTTAAAAATGAAATCAGTCGCGATTCACCTTGACCAGTCACGTTCTGACAAGCTTGCCAAGCTTTCAGAGGCCACTAAAGGCAACATGACCAATGTCAGCATTGCCGGTGAGTTCATTGAGTTTGAGCAGCCCAAGCTCAGCTCTAGCAAGCTTGCCCAAGCCCTGCTGAACTCTGCAATTGACAAGGCTTATGCACAGCTCCCAGTCTCCAACTAGTTTCACGTTCCGCGTTCTTGGCACACCAGTGCCGCAAGGCTCTGTCAAAGCCTTTGGCAGCAGAGTCGTTGCTAATAACGAACAAGCCTTAGGCAGCTGGCGCTCAGATGTTGCATCTGCTGCACAACGTGCAAAGCCTGCTGACTGGGACATCAACGCCGCAATATCGCTGCGTTGTGAGTTCGTGTTTCCTCGGCCTCAGTCGCATTACGGCACTGGCAAGAACCTTACAAAGCTCAAGCCATCAGCACCTAGGTATCACGTCAAAACACCGGACGTGGACAAGTTAGTGCGCGGCGTCGCTGACTCCATCGGGGACGCTGTAGCGCGAGTTTTGCTCAATAACGACAGCCAAATCGTTTCCATCTACGCCGCTAAGAGGTACTCAACAGATGACTTCCTTGGAGCCATCATTACCATCACAGCCCTTTCCTAATCTTGGCGATGTCATTACCACTGATGATGTCAGCACTAAGGGATCAGGCAGCTATAAGGCTGATTACATCAACTGGGCACGCACGATGCACCTGCTGCATCTACACGCCCCAGGCTTTCAGTTCGCATTAGCCACAGCCCCTGGCGGTGGCCACGTTTGGAAAGCACCAAGCGGCACTGGCTATGTCGTCGGCTATTTCGTCAACGCTGCAGCTGGGCTTACAACCCCGCATTTTCCTCAGGCGATCATGGACAATCGCAACAACGCGATTGCCTTTGACAAGGTCACAGCACGCGACCTAACAGACAGCCATCGTCGCTGTCTATGTACGGCTGCTGCTGCACAGTTTGGCCTTGGCTGGCAGCTCTGGGCACGCGAGGAGGTTGAAAACCCTCACCGCGAAGAAAAGAAGGTCAAGCCAGCAAAAGCGGCAACTGTTCCAGAGGTATCTGCTGAGGACCAACCTCTGTCAGAAGACGAGCGCCAAATGCTCATCGGTCTGATTCAAGAGATGACACCTGGCAAGCGCGAGGACTTCTGCAAGTCGTTCCGATTTGCGTTCAAGTTAGGCGACAACGCTAAGGTCTCGTCTGCAATCACCAGCCGCAAGCATCAGGCTTGGATTCAAGCAAATGAGTGACGACGACAAAAAACGTGAACAACAGGCCAAGGCAGACGCCAACCGCCGCTCACAGCACTTTCAAGTGCGGCTAGATAAACAGCTAGCCCAACAGCTGCAGCACTATGCCGACCAACGTCACAACGGCATTATTAACTCTGCACTGATGACCATCATCTCCAAATTCTTCAACGGAAAGTAATGCCTGATTTCGCACCCGACGCCTTCAACATCTGGGCCAACTTCAACAAGGACCAAAAGAAAGACGGCCATTATTGGGCACAGATGGACGTGCCTGTGGACGAGCTGCGCAAGCTTTTTGAGTGGGCCAAAACAGCAGAACGCTGCGAGGACATCAAAGGGAACGAATGCGTCAAGCTCCGCGCCAACCTGATGCCTCGCACTGCTAAGGAAAGCGGCAATCAGTATTTGATGATGGCTCTATGCGATGCCAAGCCCCCCACAGCTGACAAATCTCGCATTGATTTCTAACGTGGGAAAGAACGAGGGGGGAGCGCATCCGCGCTCCTTTTTTATGAGGCCAACCATTAAGCAGGTCGAGAAAGACGGGTTGCTTTTATGGGAGGTGAGCCACGGCGGAATGGTCCGTTACTTCAAGCACGACTGGCAAGCCAACTGGCACTACGAGTCTTGTATCAGGCTCTATCGGTCAAGGATCACAGGGAAACAGGGCTAGTCCCAGCAAGCCAGCTTGGCGTCTAGTTCACCGATGCGGCCAACAGCTTGGCTCAGCAGCTTTCCCTGATGCCAGCTCTGCCTCACAAGGGCAGAGCACAGCATTTTCAATGCCTCTTCGTCATCGCACTTGTTGACCTCCCTGACGCTGCGTTCAACCTCAAGTTCTTCCTCAAGCGTCTGACTCACAACCATCCAGTCGGCCCAGCCCATCGGATTGTTACAGAATCTGTTGCCCTGAATGGTAAGCAGCGTTTTTGTGCATGTCCATGGGGCTACTGCTCAACAAAGATTGCCCAGCCGCTCCTAGGGCCATTGACTTGCCAACGTTGATGAAACGCAGCCTGCCGCACGCTAACGCGATAACCAAAGAGCGCCGGATTATGCGTGCCCCTTTCAATATCTGGCAGGCCAAGAGGGTCTGACATAAGCCAACTCGGGTCTGAGCTGTATCGGCTCGAGTACCCGTGCAGGATCGACCAGTGGCCGCAAGCTTCACTCCCGCACATAGGGGGTTCCCCGCGCATCATGTCCCCTCGGTGATACCAGCCGACCATCACAGGGATGCCAGCGTCGATGGCCTCCATCACGTCCTCTGCATCGGCATTGTCAACAAAGCGAACCTGCAGGCCCAAGCTCGTCAGTGCTTTGACGTGAGCGTAAACAGAGGTGGTGTCTCCGTATCGCTCCCTAATCCGTTCGTACTCCTCTTGCGTGGCGATCTTTTTGTAATAAGCCGCCGCCATCGCCCCAGACGAGGTGAAGCACTTACGTTCACCGCCGGGAAGGTCTAGTTGTCGGAAATACCGAGGCAAGTACACCTCTTGGTCAATGCCGCTGGCCTTCCAGGCCTGAAACCACTCAGCATCTTCTGACAACAACTCAGGGGGCATCGCCTCCTCTAGCTGTTTGATGGCAGCCATGCGGTGCGGCACGTCTGGCTTATACCACTCAAAAAACGGCAGCAGCGCAAGCCCCATGGCGATGAGCAGCAGGGTCACTTGGATGATGCCGGACACATCTCAGTGGTCAATCCTTGTGTCAGGCAGAAGCATTTCACGCACATGCCTGACCGCAAGGTCATCTAGGTCGTTGTCAGTTCTGGCGACAATCTTTTCCAACATCGCCACAATCAGTTCTTTGAAGGCCCGTGACTTCCACATGGTCATCAACACAGGCTTGAGAACTAGAAGCATCGGATTGACCTAGTTACCCTTAAAGCGTAGCTCTGTTGTGCCATGGCAGAAACTCCAGACGATCATCACGAAAAAGAAGGCATCTGCGTTGCTGATGTCGTTAAGTGCGCTGTCCTTGCCTGGAGCGCCACACTGTTGACCGTTTCATACCTTGGGATCTACCCCCAGATGAAGATGGACAATACTTTTGTGGCCAGCTTGCTGACGGGGGCCATGGCCTCGTTTGGTATCGAACGTAAG